ATCTCTAAAAGTTTTTTGAGCAATAGAATAACCAGCATTAACACAATCATAATGTGAATTAAATTGGTAACCTGATATTGTATTGTTTGGACACTGACCTGTAGTTAAACTGCACATATACAATATTAATATATATTTCATAATAAATAATTTTAATTTAAAGGATGAATAAGGTGGTGCTTATCCATCCCAATATTTCTTTATCATTTTTTAAACCAAGAAGGAAGTCCTAAATGTTTTCTTCTATCAAAAATATTATCTTTTGATCCTAATGTTTTACAATCATTATAATGTAAAAATACTTGTATACATTCTTTACCTTTAAATTTATTTCTCCAATGCTCTAGTTCACATCCTCTATAAACTAACATATCACCAGGATTTAATTTAATTTTAACACCTTTCTTTTGTGTACTACCAGATGGTTCAAGATATATATCCCAACAATCTCCGCCAAGATTCATAGTAGTTGATATTTCGCAACTAAATCTATCTTTATGTCTTTTAAGTTCATCACCTTTTTTATATATTCTTGCGTAAGTATAAGAAGGTTGTAATTTTAATCCTGTAGTTTTTTCCATTATAGGTTGGCATTTTAACATTAATGTTTCCATAGCAATGTTAGAATACTGACTATATGTTTCTGGTATTTGTTCATGTTTACCTTCATAATAACCTAGCATTGTTTCAAATGGTGAAATGTATCTTTCTTTTTTACAAGTATCATAAACTTGTTTTTGCATTAAAAAATAATTAGCAATAAATGTAGCAAGGTCTTTTGATATAGCTTTTTTTATAACTGCATATTTATTTTTTTTAAACATCTTTTGCCATTTCTTTTGGTACTGCTTGTATATTCCAATGTATAAATCTAAATGGCTCAATACCAAAATCTACACTAAACTCATGTTCTAAAAAACCTGGAAATATTATTAATGTGCCAGGTTTTGGTTTAATATAAACAAGTTCAGTTCCTCCTACTATATGTTTTATATTTGATTTTAATTTTAATTTTGTAGCTCTTGCTCCTGTTCTTGGTTCATGAAATATTGGATGTGAAGTTTTATCTGAACACTTTAAAAAATAAAATCCTGATACATGTTGATTACAATGTATATGTGCTGAATGATGTCCGCCACCTTTTTTAGCAAACTCTTGTACCCACATTTCAGAAAACATAGTTGTGTATTTAGACATATCATAACCTTGATGATCTAAATATTCCCAAGACTTTTGACCAATGTAATTTCTAAAATCTAAAAAATCATTATCAGTAGTTAATGGTGTAGAGTGATATGATATATTGCAATCACCATATTTTTTTATATGTGCTTTGTTTTTATTTCTTGCTTCTTTAATATATTTATTACTAGCTTTGTTTAAAGATTTTATAAATTCTGGTTTTTGTTCTGACCAAATTGTTGTGTAAAAATAATTATTTATATACATACTATCTAAATGGTTTTCCTAAATGCCAAACAACAAGACTATATCTTGTGCCTGATGTTACTGGTTTAACTCTATGCCATACAAAACTAGGAAACACAATAATAGATCCTTTTGGTAATATTTCTTTACATTGTATTCTATGTTTTGATTCGTCTCGCATGTGTGGATCATAGTTTCTAAAATCAAATTCTAACTCTCCACCTTTATATTCTGAACCATCAGTTAGTTGACAAGTCATAGATAATTTTCTTATTTTACCATGATCTGGTGTGTTAGGTTTATCATAAGGTTTATCCCAACTATCACAATGCCAATCATAATATTGATTATGTTTATATTTTGTAAATTGACAAGACTCACTTCTATCCCATTCAAAGTTCCAACCAGCTCTTGCATTTGCTTCGTGAACATATGGATGTAATTCTTTATAAATCCAAGTATCGTTAAGCCACACCAAATCAGAGTTTCTTTTTCTTTTTAAATCTTTTATTTCTTCTTTTTTTAATTTTCTATTTTCATAACCACCTGTCCTAGCCATAACTTCTTTTTGTTGATTAGCATAATATATAACATCATCACAAAACTTTGGTGTAAGTGCTGCTGGAAAATGCCAGTAGTAATTAGATATATTCATAAGTTATTGTTTGCACAAAATTTAATGAATCTTTTTGTGTGTTAGTTAAGTAATACATACAAGTAGAAGGAAAAATTATAAATTTATTATTAGTTAGTTCTATATCAAAACTTTTTCCTTTGCGTCTGTTATCTTCAAAGTTTATTCTAACCATACACTCTTTAACTTTTGTTCCATATAAACAAGTATAATCTGGTGAATTTTTTAAATCTATAGGATTTATATTTAATAAAGGAATACTTACTTCGTTAGGTTTATAAATATTTCCCCATGTTTGTTTATTAAATAAATTAATATTATGTTCTACAAAAACATGATCTATTATGTAAGTGTTAAGCATATCCCAATTTTTTGAAAATGAAAAATTTAATTTTTTTATTATTGATGTTAAAGTATCATTAATTAATTTATTTGTATTTATTTCAAAACCTTTTGGCATTAAAACATTACCATAAATTAAATGTATTTCTGATAAAATTTTTTTACTTACACCACCACCCATAAAAAATTATGCCATTGAATCTTTTAAATCCCAAGTTTGATTATCTTCGTTCCAATCATAATACCATAAATTAGTTTTTGTTGTATTTTGTGATTGTTGTTCAGTTGTTAATTTTGGAGCATCACCTATTGGTGATTTCCAACTAGCAGAAGCTAAATGTTTTATCCATGATGGATAAGGTTTTGGAGACCAAAAAATATTATTCTCTTCATCCCAAGTATAACCTGCACTTGCATAGTTACCCCTAAAAGGAGTTCCATTTAATTTATGTGTATTATTTATTGTGTTGTATGAAGTTTGAATCCACATTTCTGCTGTCCAATTATTATGTTGTTGCAAATATTGTTGACCTACTGATTCATCTTCAATACCATCAGCATTTAACATATATTTATTATCTAAAGTTAATACTTGAAGAACTTTTCCATTTAAACCTATTTTTGCAAAATGTGCCATAATTTATCCTATTGAAATTTATACCTTATTACAACAATTCCACTACCACCAGATCCACTTGTAGATGAATCTATTAATGTTCCAGCACCACCTCCACCTCCAGTATTAGCTGTTGCATTTGCTCCTGTTCCTGCGGCAACATTAGTTGGTCCAGATGATCCACCTCCAGCACCACCACCAAGACCTCCTGCACCTGCTTGTCCTGGAGAAGCTGGAACAGTTCCTCCACTTGCACCACCTCCGCCACCACCAAAATAAAATTGTCCACTTGATGGAACTCCTGATGTTCCAAAACCTGTAAATCCTCCACCAGCTCCACCTACTCCTGGAGAACCTGGAGAACCTTGTGTACCTGCTGCCATAAAACCACCACCTGCAGGAGTATTCTCTGCACTTGGACCTGGTGGACCTCCATTTGAACCTTGAGCAGGACTTACAGGAGGTGTGTTTCCTGTTCCTCCACCTGTTCCATTAGCACCACCACCTGCTGAACCTCCTGGTCTACCAAGTTCTGATGGAGAAAGAGGACTACTACTAGATCCACCTCCACCTCCTGCTGTTGATGTAATACTTGAAAAAATTGAGTTATTTCCATTATTTCCAACAGTTCCTGAAGCAGCTCCACCTGCTCCAACTGTAATAGGATAACCTTGTACAGAAACTGTTAAACCTGCTGGTGCATTTCTAGGAGCAGCAGGACCAGATTGAGGATTGTTTGATGGATTTGCAAAAAATCTAACACCTCCTGCACCTCCACCACCACCATTTGTTCCTCCAAATGGTGCAGTTCCACCACCTGCTCCACCACCTGCTACTACCAAATAATCTACTACATTATTTGAAGCACAAGATGATACTGCTGAAACACAAAAAGTTCCAGGACTTGTAAAAGTATGAATTTTAAAATCTCCAGATTCTGTAATAGTTCCACCTGTAGCCGAAATAAAAGCTGATGCTCTTTCATTAGATGTTGAATCTTGTATATTGATCCAACCTTGAGTTCCATCTACATACAAAAAAGTTACTGATTGTCCTTCTGTATTTAAAGCTACATCACCATTTACGCTACCAATTTTTTCTGATCCATTTGGTGAAACAGTTAAATTATTTGTTTGCCAAGTTCCTGCATAATCTGCTAATGCTACAATAGCTCCTGCTGATCCAGCAGGTAAATTTGCTGTAAAAGCACCTCCTGATGTATTACAAAAATATCCTTCATCAGCAGATGCTGTAAATGTGCTTGTTTTAATACTTCCTGTTTGCCAAGAAATTCCACCACTTACTGCTGAAAAACTTAAATTACCAGAACCATCTGTTTTTAAAAATTGATCTGCCGAACCATCTGCTGCTGGAAAAGTTAAATTATCTATAGTAACTTTACCAGATCCTTTAGGAAGAATTGATACACCAATATTAGTATCTCCACCAGATGCAGTAAGAGTTGGGTTATTACCTGTAGCAGCATTTGCTAATGTAAGTTCATTTACTGCTGAAGAAGTTGCAGTAAGTTTTAATAATTCATTACCATTTGTATCACTTATTTTTGTACCAATTTTAGGTGATGTTAAAGTTTTATTAGTTAAAGTTTGTGTTCCATCTGTTGATACATCACCAGAACCATCAGCTCCAGAATAACTAAAATGCACTCCAACACCATCTGTATTAGAAAATGATCCTGCACTTACTACATGAGTTACTGGAACTTTAGTATATCCACTTGCATCAGTAACAGCACCAGATACTTTAAATGTTGCATAAGTAGATGGTGTACCTTCTTTAGTTACAGTTACAATTCCTCTTGCTGCTGCATTAGATACATCATCCCAAGATTGTACAAATGAAGATATGTCTGCACTAGCATCATCTGCATCATCTACATATAAAATTGAAACACTTGACAATGTACCATTATTAAAAGCAATTTTACCTGCACCTGGATCAGCATCAGAAGTTGAGCTGCTAAATGTCATTGATAGCTGTGAGTTTGTACCAGCAGCACCAGTTGCACCTGTTGAACCAGTTGATCCTGTAGACCCTGTTGAACCTGTATCTCCTTTATTACCAGACCTTGAAAAATGTACCGATAGTTCGTCAGCAGCACTAAATGTATTATTACTTGCTACATGAGTAACTGTTAATTTTACATAACCAGAAGCATCTGTAGAAGCACCA